CGTGCATGTCCTTCACGCGAATGATGTCGGCGCATCCTCCAATGGCTTTGGTATACGCCGGCACCAACTCACCGCGATTGGACAGGGCGATGATCTCGTCGAGATTCATCTTGAGTGCAGCTTGGTATACTCGCGGAATGATCCGCTTCGCTGTGCCCTCATTGTTCACCCAGAGCACAGGACGACCCGGCCCAAACACCGCCTCAATCTGAGGTGCCCAGTCGGTTACGATCTCCGCGATGAGGGAGGTCTTACCTTTATCTGGACGTGCGCCGACTGCAACTGACGCACCACCTTGAAGTCCCATGATATGCTCACGGAGGAGGGCGATGCGGCGGAACTTGAGACCGGAGTCGTTTGAGACTTCCGCGAGGATTTCGCCAATGGGCGTGTCACAGTAATCATCCGGGGTTGATTGGCTGATGCTGCGAACAGCTTCGGTAGACAGGCGGTTCAACTCATAGGCGAGGTTGATCTCCTCCCCCGCATTGTAGCGGGAGATGAGTGCACCAGCCCGCCCGGAGAGGTCGAGTTCATGTAGCTGCCCGAGGATACCGCGAATAGCGGCTTCGTCTACGGGCCTGCGCAATTGCTCGCACAGGTGCAACATGATCGCGACACTCTCCGGGGCAGCGTTCCCAGACCGCAGCCGCACCAGTGAGATCAGTTCGTCAACAACGACGTGCTCCCGCTCGGGGAAGGCGTTGTAGTACGCGCTGAACCACTGCAGCATGGCTGACGTGTCTGGGGATACCATGCCAGTTGGGATGGCATGCCGCAACGAATTGAACTTCCTCTTCTCCGACAGTGCCGAGAGAATGAGTGTGTCCATTATGCCTCGTCGATCAACTCAGCGACACGGGCGGCGATGTCAACGCCGACTGCCTTGGTGCGCAGTTCCAGATTCACGACTGCGGCGATGGTCTCTGCCTGCGGAAGCGGCACTGAGCGTGCGTCAATCTTCTTGAGTTCGCGCATGTCAGTGATGTGGTAGTGCCCCGCATCGCTGGAGTTGTCCTTCAGGTAGCCGATAGGCCACGCGCTCTTGTTTACTTCCCAGTTTCCATTCATGGTTCAGTCCTCGATGAAGATTGTGTCGTTACCGTTGAGCACGTACATGACGCACTCCTGCTTTGCTGCCTCTTTATACTCGCGGGCGATCTCTTCCACCCAGAGTCGATTATCGTCCGTGTCTTCGACGAAGAACAAGAACGTCCAGATCGTTTCAGTAACTCGCGCACCGTTTCCGTTGAGCCAGTGACCCACACCTTGCGTCTGTGTAAGCCCTCCGGTTTCTCGGATGATTTCAGTTGCGAGTACAGTGCTCGGCGGGTACGGGTGGTACGGCACGAACATTTCAACACGAAGCATCTGCATTGCATTGCCCTCCAAGTAAAGCGCGGATGTCTCCGCAGGATAAATCTTTCGGGTCTTTCCCAGCCGGGGCGCAACACGAGTTCGCACGGATGCCCATGCCACACATCCGCACTACCCCGTCATGCGCACCCTTCCATCCGGCGTTATCTCCGTCGAACATGAAGACCACAGCACGGGCACGTAGAAGCTCTAGGACGAGCGCATCAGTGATGCCCGTACCGAGGGCACAGATCACATCGACAGGCTCGTCACGCAGCGCGTACGCCACCTTGTAGTATGAGAACGCGTCTTCGACAGCGACAGCGATACGCGTACCATGGGTTTGCCCGAGGAACTTCGCGCCGCTATAGACCAGCCATTTCGCGGGTGACTTCTCGGTTACATCGCGGCCAAGCATACCGTGCGGTGTGTCGATCAGCAGCCTCGCACGCGATGGGCTGTACGATACAGGTGGAAGGTACATCAGGTCCATGTGCTTCGTCGCGAGGAAGGTGGCGATGCGTGTCTCGTACTCGGACCCGAGCACGGGGACCATATCGCTTGGGGCGAGTAGACACACATCAGGCGCGGCGTTAGGTACGCCGAGCATCACGTGCTCCTTGCGCTCAACGCCACCATCCTTGCACGCCTGACAGTACGCCCACCAGCGGTCGCCCTCATTCGCGATAATCATGTTCGGCCTGCGCTCGTTCCCATGCTTCACACGGATACGCATGCCTACAGCAAGACGCTTCGCCCGGTCTAACCACTCATGCTGGGCTAGCATAGAACACCTTAGCCGATTGTTGTTCGGCCCTCAATGCGTAGAGTTCAGCCCGCAGGTAGTTGTTGTCCGCCATCAGGCTTTTGTTCATCTCCAGCAGCTTCTCGTACGGAATCAAACCACCAGCAGGAGTATCCGGGCTGGATTGATCGCACTGCTGTGCGTCCGACATCGGTGGGTTTGATTCGATAACCGGCACACCGAAAACCGAGGTAATGCTCGAAGACCTTTCCGACATCTGCTGCTTCAACTTCGCAGCGCAGTTCGGTGAACTCTTGCATAGGTCCGTTACCGTTTGTTGCTCGCAGCACTTGTGCACGACTAATCTCCTTCATGTTAGTACCTCACGGGTTGTATGCAGGAGGCTCCGCTTGTGGCAGAGCCTCGAACCTACAAGCCGGTTAGGCTTGCGGTGCGCCGTCCACGACGCCGACCGGGGCGTCATTCGGGGCAGCGACTTCAACGATGGCAGCGCCAGTCACAGTGACGATCTCAGCATCGAAGCCGATACCGTGCTGCGCCTTGTACTGCTTCTCGCCGTCTTCGGTCTCACGCACGCCGACGATGATGGCATCGACAACGCGGGTGGTATCCTTGTCAGCGAACTTGCGACCGAGCTTGATCTTCACCAGTTGGCCGACGCCGACATTGGCGAGGCGCTCGATGCTGGTCAGTTCGGCAACAACTTCGTTGTACTTCTCGGTGTCAGCGACGATGCGTGCACGGAGGGTTTCGGCTTGCTTGGCGAGCTTCTCGGCACGGGTCAGCTTGACGGCGGGGGCGGTGTTGACTTCGGACATACAATACTCCTTGGGTTGGTGGTGAATCAGAAATAGCCGGCGATTGCGCCGATGAACGGGATGAAGATGCCGACGATACGCCCGGCAATCCAGCCGAATGCAGTCTCACTGAACAGCTTGATGATGTTCAAGACGTACCCAACAAGGAAAGCCACAACGAACACAGCGATTGCGAAGTGGCTCATTCGGGGATAATCTCCGCAACTTCATTTGCGAGTACAGCAGGTGCTGCGGGCGGCTCGCGGTTAGTATCGACAACAGCCTTGACTGGCGACAGCGTGCCGCCGATACCTGACGACTCGTACAGGCGGGCCAGTTCACTGCGGATGCAGTTGCGGGTGCCATGCTTCAGGATGTGCAGGGTGAAACCCTCGTCATCCTCGGGGAACATCTCCTGCGCGTTCAAGAGAAACGGACTAGCCGTTACCTTGTCGGCAGCAGCTTCACGCATCGCCTTGGTGAAGTCTTCGGGCACGACGGCCCGCGCCTTGATTTCCAGCGTAAGGTCAAAGGTACGCATCAGATCACTCGTGAAATGAGCCGCTGCAACAGAGTATTCGCGGCGAATTGAAAGGTCTTCGAGTTGCACAGGCTGTGCGAAATCTGCGAAGGTGTGTTGCTCCGGTCGCCCGGTTCACGCGGCCAGCGTGATGCCATGGATTTAGAATGCTTGCGCATTACTTGGCCTCGTAAATCTTCTTGGCCTTGCTGCAGCAGTCAACAGCTTCGTTGTGTGCAGCGGCCATCTTGACATACATCTCGTTGATCTCGTCTTGCTTGTCAGCAATGATCTTGTTTGCTTGGTCGATCTGCTTCTGCAACTCAGCAGCAACAGCATTGCACGCCGAAGCGTTGTCTTCGAGTTGCTTGACGACAGCATCAATGCCGGCGTCAACGTCCTGCTTCTTCATGTACATAGTTCACCTCAGATGTTGATGTTGATGAGACACTTGAATTCCTGCAGGCCAAACCATTCGTAGTGCTTGCCATTAGGATCGGACCACACCAGATGGTATGGATTCTTTCGCATGAATTCCTGCGTGTCTACGCAGTTCACACGTGCTACCCCGCGCCGCCCACCCCATGTCTCGAATGAGAACGTGTCACCCACGTCGAGAATTGCTGGTTGGTATCCGGGGAAATCAGGTTCGAGCTTGTCTTCGGCCATGGGTCAGTGATGCATCATGTTGCGCAGGCGTGCTGAGTGGATGTCCATCTCGGCCTGCTGGTAAGTGGCTCGACGGTGCCCTGTACTACCAGAGCGCATGTCGAAGGCTTGGTACTGCAGTGACGTGTTCGGATCGCCTACAGCGATCACAGTATAGGGGAACAGCGGCCCCTTGCTGTGCTGCTGGATGCCGCCGCTGCGCCCGTGCCCAGTGTATCCGGTGCTCATGTCTTCACCTTTAAGCAGAATGCCCGCGCCTGTCCAGCGCGGACCTGTTCAACAAATCGTTTGGCTACGTCCTGACACTTCGCCTTGTCTGGATAGACGCGGTGATCCAGTGTCGGGACGTGCGCCCCGTGTAGCAAATAGACCGCGATTACGACCCACACTTGGGCGTGCTCAACGTAGTGGTGCAGAGTTCATCTCGGAGATCGTACGCCTTAGCGATGGCCGTCAGGACAGCCCAGATTGACTCCCGCATGGCGAGTACGTCCTCGTTGTCGTGATCGCTGTAACCTGCGCACGGATTCAGCAGCAGATGCACACCGTATGAGTTCTTGATGATGTGCTGCACAACACCACGAAGCTCACCAACAAATGATGACGCCCACGCGTTCCCTGCATCTCCCTCGGCGTAGTTCAGACAGTCACAGATGTACGGTGAGCCGTCACCGTTCTGACTACCCCAATACTTCTTCGCCGCGTGGATGAAGCGTACGTGCTTCCCAATACGCCCCGCGCTCATTTCCGCTTGTCCACAATGCGGGCACGCTGTTCAAGGCGGAACATCTTGCCGCCGTGTTTGTGCTGTTGCTCGGGCTTGCCTGCATGCTTGGTTTGCTTCTGCTGCGGTTTTTGGTTTTGCATGTTACGCTCCTAGTAATGGCAACATTGCCACACGAACGCCCTCATTAGAAGGCGCTCGTATTGCTCAGTTGAGTTTAGTTGTGAGTGCGCTCACGCCACCTTCGCAAGCTTCTCGATCAGATCAGCGTGCTCGATCTTGATGCCCTTCTTCTGCGCCGCCTGAATGCGGCTCATCAGGGAGTTGAACGCCGCCTGCACATCGAACACTTCAGCCGGTGCCTTTTCCTTGCGGAACTCGTGCCATGCAGTTGCTTCCGCCGACGCCATGTCGAGCTTGCGTTCTTTGTCATACCCGAACACGTGGCCCATGCCGACGCGCTCGGCGTCATTCTTTTTGTCGAGCACGCGCATCGTGCCGAACGCCAGCATCCATTCCACCAGCGCCAGCCGGCGTGCGCCCTTCGGCATTGCATTGAACAGGCGATCAGCCAGCGTGGTATCACCATGCTCTGCCACGTGCGCCAGCACGGACAGGCCCGCCGTCTGGATGTCTCCGTCGAGCTTCGCGCCACGTCCTGCAATGCTCTTGATTGCCTTGTCGATTGCTGCCGTGCCCGTAATGATCTTCGTTGCCATGATTTCCTCCGTTGTGCACCAACACGGTGCGTTACTCGGCAGGGTTGCCGCCGATGCGATCTCCATAAACGTCCTAGGACGCGTTGAAACCGCATCGCCTATACCCTAACCTACCCGGACGCGTTTGCGCCCGTCCTGCATCCAGCGCGACCGCTCGACGGCCCCGCCATAGGTTGTGCGCCGGGTGATAAGCTTCCCGTGCTCGCCCATGGTTTGATAGGTCGTGCGATATGTTACCGGAATGACTTGCGAGTACGCCGCGCTCATAGCTCACCGCCTGCAGTGTATGCGTGCAGAAAGTCATGCGCCTCAATGTCTTCCACAATCAAGGCGCAGCGCTGGAACTCGCCAAGACAGGCGAACAAGTACGACTGATGCAGCGGCATCTCAATACCTCTCGAATAGCGCACGGCGCACCGTGCTGATGTTGATGTTCTTCCGTGCCGCCCACTGTGCAGTCCATGCTACGCCATGCACCTGTGCGTTGCTTCTGATCTTCTCTGCTGTGCTCATACCGCACCGCCTTTCGTTGTGACAACCACACCGGCCTTGTTCGCCTTGTGGAAACCTTGTACACTCTTCGGCTTACGCTTTACCCAGACATCGGAAAGCTTACGTATCGCCTTTGCTGTAGCGTTATCCTTGCGCATGCCCGCCACTTTCTCGAAGTGACGCTGCGCCCGTGCTAATGACTTACTAGCCATAGCAATCTCCTAGCGTTGAATTAGGTTAGACGCCAGTCGCCCTAGCATCTAACCTAATTACCGGCCTACCTTGTAAGGGTAGGTTAGACCATAGGCTTGCGCCGTTAGGTCTCGCCCGGTAACTAGGGCTGCAATCTAGGCAAGAGAACGCACTTAGTTCCTCAACGCCATTCCCGATTAACGCTCGGGAGGATTGCTACACGTCGCAACGGCTTTCGCCTACTTTCATGGCGCTGCGACTACACGCGCCAGCCGGTTTTGGGAACCGTTTCATCGTTTGCACGAATGCCATATCCCTACAGTTAGCCATCCGTCTAACCCATGTACGCTATTACTAGCGCCAGTAACAGGCGTCGACTTCAAGCGTGCCCCATTTGGCACTGACAAGCTAAGACCGTGGTATCTGCTTAGCTGCCACCTAGCCGCTACGCTAGGTTTCCATCTACTATGCTGCACATTCTACAGCAACTACTCTATCTTGTCAAGTGCTTTCTACTTCTTTCGCTAGGCTCCGATCATTCCGAAGATACATCGAAGAGGATTTATGCTGCGAGTGCAAGCACTCTAGCTACCAGTACCCTAACTGTCTGAGCATTCGCTGTGCTATGCACTAGGCTATTGTTCAGCATGGTTAGCACTCTATCAGATTGTTGCTAGGTTGTCAAGCGTTATTCCGTCCGATTCACCTACCTTTTGCGGCTGACACTGTGAAGCATCTTAGCGGCTCAATAGTCTATAGGATTAACAACCAAGACAACCTAGCTTTGAAAGAGCGGGAAGCGATGTATTGCTTCGATGAACTGCATTGTACAGAATCCTAGCTAGTAGTCAAGCATTATTTGCAATTATTTACATGCTCAATTATTAGGCAAGCTAAGTGTATGAGATATAAAGGATAATCTAAGAGCTAGGGGATAATGGAGAGAAGCGAAGCGATCGAGCATGGCGAAGAATGAGACAGCGGAACGAGCGGAGCCAGAACTACTAGAGCTAGCTATACAGATAGATAGATACAGTAGATCAAAGAGGCGACAACAAAAAGATGCAGGCCCAGCAAGAGCGAACGAGCTATCATACCTAGCAAGATAATGCTTGACATCCTTCACAGTATCAGTTACCATGCAGTCACTGAATCAACAAACGAAGAGGAGTGAATCATGCTAACACGCTACACGGTACTACTCGGCCAGTCCTATAGTGTGGAATGGCTGAACGCGATGCAGGTTGAAGCGTACAAGGTATGCGGAGCTAAGGTTACTGAATACTGCTAGAACTAATATCCTGCACGCTGGCGAGGCGAACGCTGCGCAGGGTAGGCAAGGGTATCAGATCGAGTGCACGAACGCTTGCAGCGCTTGGAATCGCATGGGAGTGCAGAGGCATCAGATCGTTGCACTCTGCAACACAATAGCACCCACCCCCAGTGCATGTTTTGAATGCAGCGCTGCTGGGGTGCCACGGGGGAAACTTGGAGCGCGTCGGGTCGGAGAGGGTCTCGCATGAGCGCATCAAATTCAGATGCGTATACACTCCCCACCCCGACCCACCATCTCAACCAACTACGAAGATGACTTGACCACTCTGTAGTACATGCAGTGGTCCTGCGCTTGTTACTACCCGCTCCTGATGTTGCGCAAGCCAGTGCTCCAGTATAGCGTACGGAATAACCAGCCCAGAGGGCATGGCATTCCCTAGCACCATAGGTGCGCCTTGCACACCGAAAAGTTGCGTCGCAATGCTAAGTATGACTGGGGGCGGCACTTCACGAAGTAGCACACTCAAAGGTACAGCTACTACACCACGAGATGCTACCGGGTACGTAAGCTTGTACGTAATACCGGCGCGGGTCATGTTTACTACACGGGTAGCACAACCTAGTCCAAGCTTGAAACTTGGCGGAGGTCGTACTCCTTGCACTGCTGACACCCCTATCGGAGTACGGAGCGCAAAGCGCTGCGCGGGGCGTGCTGCGCTGAATGTAGCTTTACCAACATTGAGGTACGTGGGTCCACCAGTAGCGACTGTGAAATAGTCTGCAGCGAGCACTACACTCGCTTGTGGAGTATCCCACAGGTCACTACCACCCCGAGGCGCTAGACCTCGGGGATCGTCGATTTGTGGTAGTGTTATACCCATATGTCACCCGTGTATGACCTTGCCCTGCCCCTTGATAGTACCACTTGACGTAGCGGTACTCATGAGCATGCCCGCGATACAGGCGTCGTTAGGAATCTCCGGGAGGCCAAGCTGCGCCCAGTCAAACACCTCAATCTTGTTAGCGACGGGGACGCTCATACCGGCAATCTGCCGTGTTGCTGTTACTCCGAATGACCCCGCGGTGCCGGTTGAGGCCGACAGGGTGACGTTGTTCACACCGCGAATGAAGCGTCCGTTCACGGCGGGTACAAGTGGCCTGCACTGGCTAGCTGCGATGGCTGTACCACCAACAGCTATGACTGCGAGGTTCCCTGTACTGCCGTCGTCATATGTAACGTTGACCGTGGCATTGGACGCGGTTGCACCCGTTGATGTGTACCACTCAAGGAACCACGTAATGTCGGAGTAGTTTGCGTCACCTCGGCGGGCAGCAGGTACAGCACCACCAGCGTTGATAGTCAGCAGGTCAATGCCAACAGTCTGGGCTGTCAGCAGAGTGCCGTTCAACCCACCCATATGCGCGATGCGGTCGTGAATCTCAAGGTTTGTGTTAGCCGTACCACACAGCAAGTTGTGATACGCCAGATAGCTAGTAGCAGGGCCGGTCTGGTTATCGAAACCAACAGCACCAGTCAGTGCCTTGGTGCAGTACGCCGCAGCGCCGGGGATAGCACCCTGCGCAGGAACGCCAGTAGCACGCCAGAGTGAGCAATACTGCCCGACTACCTGCGTGCTCAAGGATGCCTTGTCCCATAGGATTCGGTTGTTGTTGTTTGCCAACCCATCTATGATTGCGTCACGTGTGGAGATAGTCATCAGCGTGCGCTCGTGTAAATGCCTGCGGCGTTGAAGGCTACCTGCAAATCAGCAGCGAGGTTGCCAAGGTCAGCACCTGCATCATCTGTGTACCCAACAAGGGTTGATGTGGCGTCCACACCAGTATCGAAGTACAGGATAGCCCGCCGAGCATTGGTGAATCCACCAGCAGTCTGCGTCCACGCAGCGGGATCGTTCGCGTCATACGTGAAGTTGCCTGAACCATCTAATGAGGCGAGTGGCGTAGTGCAGGCATTACCACGCGCCGTATATCCAGTACCAGATACCTCATTCGTCACGGACGATTTGTACTGGTGCGTGTTCTGGTTCGGCGTGTACGCAGCAGTGACCAGCATGATCTTGAGTGTACCGGAGATCGCAGCGCCAGTTGGATTGAGGCGTGCTTCCCGGAACTTGTCGTACAGGTTAAACGCAGCCACGGAGAGCCTCCGAAATACTATCTACGCTGGAAACGTCCACCCCATTCTTCTTGGCGTGGGCTAGGCGGGCTGTAAGCTCTGCGAGGCCGGCGCTGTCGAGGCGCTCACGGGACTCAAGCAGGCGTAGTGCACGCGTAAGGTTGCGCCGGGCATCCCCGGTCACGGTGAACTCAACATCGAGTCCAACAACAGACTGATCCCCAAAGCGGGCGAAGTAGTCCTTAATACTGTCAAGTAAGCTCACGATTGAAGCTCCCATCTGGACACCGAGGTAACTTTACCCGAGGTGTAGATCAACGTTTGTCGGTATGTACGTGAGTTGCACACTACTTCGATGTAGTCAAGCTGGTCGCTCACGTTGTAGTGCAGCGTCTGATCCAAGCTACGTAGTGGCAGATACGTACCATCACTGCCGTATGCGTGCATGTCTGTCCTTTCGTCTACAGCAGCTTCATAAGTCGCCGTATAATTGCATGTTCTTCGGAGTCCACAACTGGGTGGTCTCCACTCTGCATTGTAGCCGCGCCGTACAGGGCAGGGGCTAAGAGGATATGCAGTACCTCATGTTTTGCCAAGTCCTCAACCGATTCGCTGAAGTCCTTGTTGGCTGTGTTAAGCTGAATCTCTGCGATGCGGTTTTGCCAATTCAGATGCACACGCGCCTTCATATCGCGCCATGCCTTCTCGAATCGGACAGCGCTGACGTGCACGTGCCAGTCGTGCAAGCCCAGACGATCCAGCCAGAACTCCACAGCGACTTTGAATCGCGTGAAGTTCTGGTCCAGATCGGCCGTCATTAGGACTCGATGGCGATCAGGGCAGCTTGCAGGGCGTCAATGGCCGCTTGGACTTCGACTTCGGTGAAGCGACCCGGCTTGTCCTTGGTGGCATCACCTTGGGCGTAAGCGGCGAGGCACTTCTCCAGCTTGACGGTGCAGTCGTAGGCGGTGCGGAATTCAGCTTGGGTTGCGGTGGTGGTAAAGGCCATGGTAATCTCCTATAGGTTTATGGCACTACTTTGATCCACGACGGATCAACTCTGCTTTGCAAGAGGCTTGCATAACGGAGCATTCGGTGTAGCTGTCGATGGTGTTCAGCAGGTACTCGCGTTCACGTCCCGTGAACTCCGGCAAAGCTGAACAGTCACTCAGACAGACTGCGGGCGGACTCGACAGCCCGGTTAGAGCCGGTGATGGCAGCGTTGAGCAGGCGGCTGAACTCAGCACGATCCACATCGTCACGGCTATCCAAAACAGGCGCATTCTTATTCTGCGAATCAAGAACAAACTCCCTCACTTTTTGGGTGGTACGCTTTGCAGAATCAATGCGTACGCGGTTTTCGGAGGCCACAGAGGCATCCGCCTTCAGATTGGCCTTGCGCTCCTCCACGGCCTCGGTAACAGCATTCCCGAGGATTTCCCCGCGAACACTGGCTTCCCGAGCCGCACCAAACTGGTGCAGGCCGAACCACGTGAGCAGCACGATCAGGAGGGCGACTCCGCCCCAGAGTTTCCAGTTGAGCATTACGGATTCCTAAATAGGGTACAGTCGGCCCTAAATAGGGTACTCTCCTGTACGCGACGTTTGGTCAGTCCGGGGAGGACGCGTCCACCTGCGCGGTTCCATCGGAGGAACTCATTCGCGGCACTGACGCAATCGTCGGCGTTGATGCGCTTGGCGAGGGTGCTTCGACAGAAGGCACCCCCACCGATGTTGAAGGTGAGGCTCACCAGAGCGTCGTATTGGCCTTGGGTGAGGCGAACGCTCGGGGAGAGGCATCTCTGTATAGCCAGCCCTGCGTAGGTTGTGTCGGCCTTGAGCCGTGCATCACACTCACCGGGCTTGGCGATGTCACCAAGGCGCACGTCTCGCGTGCTCCCGGTGCAGATAGTAGCCACCCCAACAGAGTCGAGATAGGCCACTGGTTCAGTACCCTCGAAGCGTTGGATGAGACCCACCCCGAGAAGACTCAGGGTGAGCAATCCAACTGCGATCTTACTCTTCGCTGGCTGCACGACACTGTGCCTCGGCGCGACGATCAGCCTTCACCTTGAAGTACAGATGCACAATGAAGGTGAGCACTGAAACGGTGGCACCAACAAGGGCAGCGAAGTCAGTAGCTGTAAGACCGAGGATAACTGTAGTTCCAGAGGTCACATATGCAGCAGCCGCTGCGTTCTTTTCAATGAGCATTTTCATTTCCTTGCACGCCTCCCGTGCGCGATAGCCCGCGCTCCGGCGACCCTGCGGTCGTCGCGTTTGGTTCCATAACCCATGGGGTCGTTCACGAACTTCTGAACTTCCGCCATGGCACGAGCGTGAGCAGCTTTAGTTTCGTCATCAGCAAGCACACCCTTCCACAGCCTCACTGCGCCGGCAACAGCCTCAAGGCGGTCGTCATGCACAAGTGAGTTCCTGTCGGTGGTAATGTTTGCCATCTGATACCACAGGCTGTACTGAGTGCGTTGCTCTATACTGACAGCCTTGCCACACTCAACATCCATATCGAACACGTCCTTGTGTACGATGATCCTGTGGCGCTGCATCGGGGAGACAAGGGAGTCAATGATACGACGTTCCTTCTGCCCGGTGCTGTACTCACTGGTGACACCAATGTGACCGAGGCCACGCTTCTCAAGCTCGGCGCGTAACAGTGTCTCGAAGAGGCCGTGGCCCATGTTCGATTCCACCACGCAGTCGTTGACCCCGTTTCGGGCGAGCCATGCGCAGAGCTTCTCCGGGTTGTCACCAGAGAGTCCACCGCGCAGTGCGATCACGCTTTTGACGTGAACGTAAGGCCCAACTGAGAAGCTACATGCTGCAGCGAGTTCATCAGACCCACCGCCTGCTGGGTCAATGTAACATCTCACTAGGAGAGGCCTCACGAACTCACAATCGACTGGGACTGGGTAGTACATCTTGCACAGCGTTATCGGAAATCCCGCAGGTAGTTCCACTGCGTATTTCGGCGCTGCTTGGTAAACAATGATCTCGGGTACTCGATCTGAGTCGAAGTTCGCAACCAGCAAATCCGACAGCTTCAGTTGCTGACGCATTGCGTCGGCTAGTGAGGTGTCAAGCATGTACTGTAGTTGGAAGTCTTCCGGCCCCTTGTCGAGTTCCTTCTCGATCAGTTCTTCTTCGTTGTATCTGTCTGGGTCGGCGGGCTTACCCCGCGTTCCGTCGATACCGCCCCCGCGTTGGAGGGAAGGGTCGGCCTTAATGCGTTCAGCAAGATACGGGGCCAATCTGTCTGCATACTTCTCAGCTTCCTCTGCGGTTGGGTAACGCCCCGGCCAAATGCGAACAGTGAATCCGCGATTCGGGAGCGTGTTGTAAACGCTGTCCTTGGACTGTGGAGTACCGAGGTACAGGATGTCACCGTGCGTACAGATGGAGGAGAACTCCTTCGTCAGTTGCAGTAGCTGCTGACGCTGTGTCACGGTGAGTCCATTCTTGTTTGTCTCGATGTCATCCGGGATGAGCAGGTCTGCTCGCTTGCCCGGAAGGTTCGAGGTGATGCCAACACACGCCACCGAAGGCGACTTATCTAGTCCCTTCAGCGCGTAGTGCACATCGAATGCTTCTGTCGAGGTACGATCCCCGGCCATGCGATCTGGTCGCAGGCATTCGAGGATGTCCCATGTCTGAATGAGGCGGACAACCAGTGTCGCGACTTCAGACGCTTGCATCTCACCAGCAGACACAATGAGCACTCGCGTACTTGGTCTCTGGATAATTCGCCACACAGCGTACAGCGCAGCGAGGGTGGATTTTGCCTCCCCTCGCTGTGCCATAACCTGCCGGAGCCTTGGGCCATGCTGCATGAACGCAGCGATGTCGGCTTGCATCTCCGTAAGATCGAAGCCCAAGAAGGCCATGCCGTCTGCGGCGAAGTCCACGAAGTTCTCGTACTGCTCCGCAAGCATCGCGACATGCGCGAACCTGAGTTTCACATCCATTATGCTTCCTTGTAGTCGAGGTCGGTACTAGCCAACTGAATGACGTTCCCTACCTTCTGTTTACGTGCGGCGGACTGCGCCTTGAGTTTCTCACGGAGACTCGACAGGTCGTCGGCGTCAGCAGGGTCTGCTGTCACTTCGTTGTCCTTCAAGAACTTCGTGATGGCCCCGAGGGTTGCGGCATCCGTTGGGATGCCGTCCTTCAGGTCTTCTTCGAGGCGCTTAATCATGCTGTCCGCCACGAGGCCATGCAGCATCTGCAGTGCCCCGAGGGTGGCAGCAGACTTCTCAGCCATCTACCACCTCCGGGTACTTCGGGTACTTGGCCTTCACAGCCTGCACCGCTGCTACCCACGTACCCGGCTCAACCTCTCCGCGCTGTTCCTTGAAGAACAGGGGATCGGTCTCACCGACGTAGGCTGAAGACCGTGAAGCCTTCGACGCACAGTTAAGCGCGTCTACGATCTGCTTCTGCGACTTCAGCACGCACGATAAGTACGGCGGGTAGTTTTCTTGTTGGATGTAGTGCGTGAAGCTATCCACATCAGCATCCGGGGTGGGGTCAGGAACTTCGATCATACCAACCTCCGCCCGCTCCTCGGCTGTCTCCAGCTTCGAGCGGCCCTTGTAGGGCGCATGGATGTTCACGCGCTGCAGTGTTTCTTTATCAATGAACATGTTTTCTCCTTAGCGCCCAAGGGCGTACTTGCCAGCCACGTCGGCCACGGCGTAGAAAATGTAGGTCACACCGCTGGAGTTCAAATCCACGCTGCTACCTCGAATCTTGAATCCCGTTGCGGTGAAATCAACGTGAATACTTGTTC